ATAGCTTATGCTGATATAACAACAGGTGAATTTTCTGTTTTTGAAATAAAAGATAAAAATTTCTTTGAAAAAGGTTTGGCTGAAATAAATAAAATACAGGCAAG